CGATCGCCGCTGCTGCGTGTGATGGCGAACGATGGCAACGGCTGGCCCTGTGCGTTCACGCCACCACCGGGCATGATGAATAACAGATTACCGCTTTTTACCGTGGTGATTGCGCCCAGCATTTCCGCCATGCGCGTAAGGAAGGACATGTCGCTTTCTTCGGTCTGGTCGGCGTGGTCGATTTCGATATCCATCAGCATTTCGCTGATTTGCGGTTTCAGACCATACCGATGAGCGATGGCGGATACCACACGCTCAACGGTCACATCATGCCAGGACACCTCACGTTTAACGTTAAATTCATCCCGAAAATCTGCGCTTCTGGCTGAAACAGTCAGCCTGTCCGGCGGTCCTTCGTGAGCGATTTCATCAACAATGTAAGTGCCTTTTTCTGTCAGCGGTTCTCCCTTCCAGCCAATGAGAACCGTCAGGCGCGCGCCCCGTGGCGGTAGCTGCAACTGACCATCCGCATCATCCAACGTGATGGTGAGCTGGTCCGCCTCAAATCCCCGGTTGTCGGTCAGTGACAGGCTCATCAGGCGCTCTGCCACGCCTGACAGCGTTTTACCCTCCGCGAGAATATCAAAATCCGGCATTTTCACGGGGTCTGTGCCCTGACTGAGCAATTGCATGGTGGTGTCGGTCATCTGCTCCCTCCCTGTGCGGCATGGTCGCATGTGCGTGCGGAGGGGGTTACTGCTTTTTGTTGTCGCCGTGGCGGGAGAACGGCGCAGGGGTGAGATTACGCGCGTGGTGGGTGATGATTGTTGCCGAATCATTTAACGGATACAAGGGGCTGAAGCTATGAGTGAAACTCGTTTTCATGGTGCCCGTGTTACGGAAAATACCGACCTGGTAACAGCGATTAACGATGTTGATTCCAGCGTTATCGGTATCGTGGCAACGGCGGATGATGCGGACGCGAAGCTGTTCCCGCTGAACAAGCCCACACTGCTGACCCGCGTCAATGACGTGCTGGGAAAATGCGGGACAACGGGGACGCTTTATCGTGCGCTTAAGGCCATCGCAGACCAGGTGAGCACAAAGGTGATCGTCGTTCGCGTGGCTGAACACAAAGAAGAAGACGGAAAAACGCAGGATCAACTGGTTATCGGTGGTTCTGAATCTGACGGCAGCTATACGGGGATGTATGCGCTGCTTGTTGCAGAGCAGGATGAAAGCATCGGATACCGTCCGCGTATTCTGGCCGCGCCGGAGCTGGACACGGAGGCGGTGACAAAATCCCTGTGCGTGATTGCGGGTAAACTGCGCGCATTTGTGTATGCCTCATGTCGCGGCTGTAACACGATGGCTGAAGCGATTACCTACCGCCAGAAATTCAACGAACGTGAAGTGATGCTCTTATGGCCGGACTTCATCGCCTACAACCCGAAAAGTGGCAAAAACGAAACGTTCCCCGCGCCTGCCTATGCGTGCGGCCTTCGTGCGTACATTGACCATGAGCAGGGCTGGCACAAATCGCTGTCCAACGTTCCGGTTAAAAATGTGCTGGGGATGTCGAGGCATGTGTTCTGGTCGTTGCAGGCCGAAGACAGCGATGCCAACAGCCTCAACAACAAAGAAATCACGACCATTATTCGTCGCAACGGGTTCCGCTTCTGGGGCAACCGCACACCGGAAACGAACGCCTACATCTTTGAGGTGTATACCCGAACCGCACAGGTGCTGGCTGATTCAATTGCAGAAGCGCAGTTTGAAACCATCGACAGTCCACTGACGCCTGCGAACGTGAAGGATGTTATCAGTGCCATCAGGGCAAAACTGGATTCACTGGTGACTGCCGGGAAACTGATTGGCGCGGAGTGCTGGTATGACGTGGTGGATAACAGCACCACGGATTTACGCAGGGGCGTGTGCGTATTCGCTACAAATATACGCCCGTTCCGCCACTGGAAGACATGGAGCTTTACCAGACGTTTACTGATGAATACTTTGAACCTGCATTTGCGGTGCTGGGAGGTGCCTGATGGCTGTGCCAAAACATCTTCGCTTTTTTACGCTGTTTGTGGATGGTGAAAACGAAGTGGGTAAGGTGACGTCCGTCACTCTGCCTAAGCTGACGCGCAAAACCGACAGCTACCGGGGTGGTGGCATGATGGGTGCGGTAAGTATTGATCTCGGTCTGGACGACTCCGCGCTTGATGCGAGCTTTGTCATGGGGGGCGCAGTTCGTGAGCTGTTCCTGAAGTATGGCGGCACGATTGACGGCACGCTGCTGCGTTTTGCGGGTGAATACTACACCGATGCAGAAAGCGACCTGTATGAAGTCGAAATGCGCGGACGTGTGACGGAAATTGATATGGGGGAAGCCAAACAGGGCGAAGCCACATCACACACTTACGCCATTAAAAACACCTACTACAAGCTGAGTGTTAACGATCGCCCGTTGTGGGAGATTGACCTGCTGAACTTCATTTACCGGAAGGACGGCAAGGACATTGTGCCCGATCGCATCCGTTCCGCGCTTGGGCTTGGCTGATAAGTAATATGCAGGCGGCGCAGTGCGTCGCCTCTGACTGAAAGGAGTTTCCTGATGAAAGAGACGAAAAACATCGATACCGAAAACACGGTCGTTGCTGACACTGTGAAAGAAACCAGTGAGCGTGGCGTAAAACTTACCCAACCAATTGAGCGAGGCGGCGAAAAAATCACGTATGTGGAGATCACCGGAGCTATTGAGCAGGCTGGATCTCTGCGAGATTTGTCGTTGTCTGATGTGCTGAATCTGAAAGCGGAATCCATGTTTACGCTGCTGTCACGCGTGACATCACCGCGACTGGATGAAGTGACGATCAAAAAAATGGCATCCCGTGACTTTATTCAGTTATGTGTGGTTGCCGTAAATTTTTTGAGCGGTGCGGACTCTGGCGGGAAGAACGAACAGGCGACGGAAGCCTGATCACGGTTGTGTGCTTTGAGCACATAGAAGACTTTGTGGCAGATATTGCCGTTATTTTTAACTGGTCGCCCGCCGAAATCTTCATGATGACGCCCGGCGAAGTGGTTAGCTGGCGTGAGCGGGCGGCACTTCGCAGCGGGAATGCAGACAATGAAGACTCTTGATATCCGGGTCGCTTTCAGCGCCGTTGACAGGCTGACCCGGCCTGCCGAAAACGCCCGCCGCCTGATGGGGCAGTTTGGTGACTCCATCCAGCGAACGCAGGGGGCGATCAAAAATCTCGAGCGTCAGGCGCGTTCATTTGAGCGCGCCCGTGACGCTGTCAGTAAAGCGGATGCTGGCATCGTGAAAGCTCGACGCCAGCTTAACGCCCTTAATCAGTTACAACACACGGGTACAGTGCTCAGCGAAAAGCAACAAAAGCTGATGCAGCAGTTAAGCACCCGGCTTGAACGCCTGAATGAATCGCGCATACGGGAAATTCAGAAAATGCGGGAGCTTGGCGGAGAGCTGAAACGCCACGGCATTTCCCTGACAGGCAGCGATAACACCATTCAACAGGCCATCAGGCGCACCGAACAGTACAACAACCAGCTTGAACGCGAACGGCAGGCGCTTGCGCGTGTAACGCGGGCGCGTGAGCGGTATTCGCGCGCGCAGGAAACCGCGGGAAAACTGAAAACAGGTGGTGCACTGGCAACAGGTGCGGCAGCGGCGGGCGGCTATGCTGCCGGGCGTTTTTTGCAGCCCGCGATTGGGTTCGGGAAAGAGATGTCCCGCGTTCAGGCACTGACGCGAATCGACAAAAACAGCCCACAGTTTAAGGCGCTGCGTGAGCAGGCGTTAAAACTTGGCTCTGAAACGCAGTTCACCGCTGGAGATGCCGCCAGTGGACAGGCATTTCTTGCAATGGCTGGTTTTACTCCGCAGGCCATTCAGGCTGCGCTTCCCGGCGTGCTGAGCATGGCAACGGCTGGCGGTATGGATCTCGGCGAGACGGCGGATATTGGCTCAAATATCCTGACGCAGTTCGGCCTCTCTGCTGACCAGATGGACCGGGTTGGCGACACGCTTACAGCGGCGTTTACCCGTACCAACACTGACCTTCGCGCGCTGGGCGAAACCATGAAATATGCAGGTCCGGTGGCGGGTAAGCTGGGAATATCGCTGGAGCAGGCCGCTGCGATGGCGGGCGTGCTGGCGAATATGGGCATCAGAGGGAGTGATGCCGGGACGGCAATGCGTGCCAGCCTGGCTCGTCTGGCATCACCGCCAAAGGCGGCAGCAGAGGCGCTGAAAGAGCTGGGTGTGGCTGTCTCTGACGCGAACGGCAAAATGCGCCCGATGGAGGATGTACTGGCCGACCTTTATAAAGCCACCCGCAAATACGGGGAAGTTGACCGGGTATCGTTCTTTAAGGACATTGCCGGAGAAGAGGCTTTCACATCGTTTATGGCGCTCGTTGATGCAGCGGGTGACGGCTCCTTACCCAAACTGAGAAAAGAACTTGAAGGCGCGCGCGGTGAGGCTGAACGCACAGCAAAGGTTATGGCCAACAACCTTGACGGCGATCTGAAATCACTCGGCAGTGCATGGGAAGGGTTGCGCATCCGCATTGCAGATCTGATTGACGGTCCGCTGCGTTCTGTCACGCAGTGGCTCACACGGGTGGTATCAAGGGTGACGGCGCTGGCGCAGGCCCATCCGACACTGACGCGCCAGCTACTGATAGCAGGCGGTGCGTTGCTGGCAATGACTGCAACGGTTGGCTCGTTGTCGCTAGCTATTGGTGTGCTTGCTGGCCCGCTGGCAAAACTGCGTCTTGGTTTTTCTCTCCTGACCGGATCAATGAATGCTGTCAGGGTCCTGCCAGCACTATGGGGAATGGTGACGGGTTCCGTTTCTTTACTGGGAGGCGCTATCGGGGCGCTGTTCAGTCCGGTCGGGTTGATTGCTGCAGCGTTTGTCGCTGCGGCGGTTCTCATCTGGAAATACTGGGAACCCATCAAGGCGTTTTATGCCGGGGTGTTCAGTGGGATTATGGAGCGACTGGCCCCGTTGCGCGAAACCTTTGAACGGTTTGGCCCTGTTTTTGACGCAATCGGAAGCGGGATCAGCCAGGTGTTTAACTGGTTTAAATCGCTGCTGTCACCGATGGAGTCCAGCAAGGAAACGCTGGATAAATGTACCAGTGCTGGCGAGATATTCGGTAACGTTCTTGGCGGTGCGTTACAGCTTGTTCTGACACCTGCAAAAATGCTACTGGATACGCTGGCGTGGATACTTGAAAAACTCGGTGTGCTTCCGGATGAAGCGGAAAGGGCGCGCAAGAAAATCGAAGACGCACAGCGTGCGGCCATTCTTCAGGACAAGGTTGCCTTGCTTCAGGGGGACCTGGCGAAAATCAATCTGCCGAAGCCTGTGGAAAATGGCAATGGCACCGGAGGTGATAAACCCAAAGACAACAAACCGCTCACAGACAGCAATACCGGTACGCTACGCAGACTCAGCAAAATTGCTGATAACACAGGTAAGCTGGTTGATGAGCGAAAAAACGCATTGGCCCCGGCGATATTGTCTTTAAGAACCTGCCCCGCGCACTTGCTGTTCGTGGGGAGTGGCAGGAGCGGAAGATTGCGCAGGTCAGTAAGCCTGCCCCCGCAATTACTATCACACCCGTGGTTCCGGCTCCGCTGCCTCCGGCGCTGGTCCCTGTTGTTGCGGCCAGCTCCCGCCCGGTGGCGGAGGCTATACGATCGCCAGTGGCATCAGTTCCTGCAACTTCCCGTAACCGGGAGCCTGTTGCCTCCGGATTTGGCGGTGAAATTCATGTTCATCTGCATAACGTTGTTACACAGAATCCCCGCGAACTGGCGAAACTGATTGGCGAAATGGTCAGGGCAGAAATGGAACGGCGCGCCCGTGCCGGGCGTGGCAGTTTTTACGATAAAGATTGAGGAGTCATGGCCATGATGATGATCTACGGCATGTTTGTTTTTGAGCTGCGCACATTGCCGCATCAGCAGTTACAGCAAAACAAAAGCTGGCGGCATGTGAAAAATGAACGCGTTAACCGTTCAGCAAGCTGGCAGTATATCGGCGCAGGTGATGATCGCATCGTGCTTTCCGGCGTGCTTTATCCTGAAATTACAGGTGGCGAAGTGTCGCTTTCGTTGCTGACCACGCAGGCATATACAGGACGCCCCTGGCCTCTGATTGATGGTGTCGGGCAGATTTACGGCATGTATGTACTGACTGAAACGAATACGACCCGTTCCGAGTTTGATCGCTACGGCAAGGCGAAAAAGATAGAGTTTTCACTGACTCTTGAACGCTGCGATGAGGATTTGCGGGAACGCCTGCAATCCTCATCGTTCAGTGATATGCTGTCCGGCTTCAAAGATAAGGTCACATCATCCCTTAACAGCGCGGCCAGCTCCGTTAAAGGGCTGTTCTGATTTAACACAAAAACCGCTAATGGCCAGATTAGCGGTTATTTTGTTTACTCTTCTCAATTGTTCCACTTGATTCTCCTGCGGGGTGGTAACGATAAATTGTCGATATACCAATGCTGTAAATTATTGCCAGTTGTTTTCTGTCGTGACCGTTTTTAATCAGCCTTGCTATTTGCTCATGCTGTTCTTTTGTCAGCTTCGGTCGACGTCCGCCTGTGCGCCCCCGTGCGCGCGCTGCCGCCAGTCCGGCCAGTGTACGTTCAACAATTAATTCACGTTCCATTTCAGCCAGGGCACCCATCACGTGGAAGAAAAAACGCCCCATTGGAGAAGATGTATCTATGCTGTCGGTCAGACTGCGAAAATTAATCCCTCGCTCCCGTAGTTCTCCGACGAGAGAAATCAGATGTTTCATGCTTCGCCCAAGGCGATCCAGTTTCCAGACAACCAGCGTGTCACCTTTTTGAAGCTGCTTTAAAGCGCGTTTTAATCCCGGTCGGTCTGTCTTTGTTCCGCTTAATTTATCTTCAAATATTTGTTCACATCCTGCACAAACAAGAGCGTTTCGTTGCAGGTCTGTATTCTGGTCATTTGTTGATACCCTTACATAACCAATCAGCACACTGAATCTCCCGTCCAAAAGCGCAAATCATGCCATGCAGGCCGGAAACGGCCATTATCTAAAACCTCGGTTTACAGGAAACGGTAAATCAGGCTTCTGGCGCATTACAGAAAAACCAGAACGGCGCAGATATTCCAGGAAAAGATACCTTCACCAAAAATATTGGTGCCTGCCGCGCATATAGCGCATGGCTGAATATTGGTGGTGATAGTCAGGTCTGGACAACCGCGCAATTTATTTCGTGGCTGGAGAGTCAGGGAGCATTTAACCATCCTTACTGGATGTGCAAAGGCTCATGGGCTTATGCAAACAATAAGGTCATTACAGATACAGGTTGCGGAAATATTTGTCTTGCAGGTGCTGTGGTGGAAGTTATTGGCACTCGCGGCGCAATGACCATACGCGTTACCACGCCGAGTACGTCCAGCGGCGGCGGAATCACTAACGCTCAATTCACTTATATTAATCATGGTGATGCTTACGCTCCTGGCTGGCGACGAGACTACAACACGAAAAACCAGCAGCCTGCATTTGCTTTAGGGCAAACAGGAAGCAGGGTTGCAAATGATAAAGCTGTTGGCTGGAACTGGAATAGCGGCGTTTATAATGCAGATATCAGTGGCGCATCGACATTAATCCTCCACTTTAATATGAATGCGGGGAGTTGCCCTGCTGTACAGTTCCGCGTGAATTACAGAAATGGCGGTATCTTTTATCGTTCAGCGCGTGATGGTTATGGCTTTGAAGCTAACTGGTCAGAGTTTTACACCACAACCCGCAAACCCTCTGCGGGAGATGTTGGAGCATATACGCAGGCAGAATGTAACTCAAGGTTTATTACAGGTATTCGCCTTGGCGGTCTGTCATCTGTTCAGACATGGAATGGTCCCGGCTGGTCTGACAGGTCAGGTTATGTCGTTACAGGTTCAGTTAACGGAAACCGTGATGAATTAATTGATACAACTCAGGCAAGGCCAATTCAGTATTGCATTAATGGAACGTGGTATAACGCGGGGAGTATTTAATTATGATGCACTTAAAAAATATTACTGCTGGCAACCCTAAAACAAAAGAGCAATACCAGCTAACGAAACAATTTAACATCAAATGGCTTTATACAGAGGATGGGAAAAACTGGTATGAGGAACAAAAGAACTTTCAGCCTGATACGTTGAAAATGGTCTATGACCACAACAACGTTATTATTTGTATTGAAAAGGATGTTTCAGCAATTAATCCAGAAGGCGCAAGCGTCGTTGAGGTTCCTGATATTACAGCAAATCGCCGGGCTGATATTTCGGGTAAATGGATGTTCAAAGATGGCGTAGTGATAAAGCGAACTTATACCGAGGAGGAACAGAGGCAGCAGGCAGAGAATGAAAAGCAAAGCCTGTTGCAACTTGTCAGGGATAAAACCCAGCTATGGGACTCACAGCTACGGCTGGGCATCATTTCCGACGAGAATAAACAAAAATTAACTGAGTGGATGCTCTATGCGCAGAAAGTCGAATCTACAGACACCTCCAGCCTGCCAGTAACATTTCCCGAACAACCTGAATGAGACAAGGCCCGATAGCGGGCCTTAATTTTTATTCAGGCTTTTGTGGCCATTCAGGATTTGCCGTATCCACACGGCTGACCAGAACACTGTAGCGTTCCCATGCTTCCAGTCGTGTGCGTTCCTCGTCTGTTGCCATATTCAGCCTGACAGCGCGTTCCAGCGGCTGGATGACTGATTCAGCTTCGGAAAGCAATACGGCCTTTTGTGATTCGGCCTGTTGTTGCTGTTCGTCTGCTGTATAAATCCGTTTAACTACAGCTCCATCCTTAAACATCCACTTTCCTGAATCATCAGCGCGGCGGTTGGCTGTTATATCGGGAACCTCAACGACGCTAAAACCTTCAGGATTAATAGTTGAAACGTCTTTACTGACAGCAACGATGATGTTGTTCTCATCGTAAGCAATTTTTATGGTGTCTGGCTGAAAATTCTTTTGTTCCTCATACCAGTTTTTGCCATCTTCGCAAAAGAGCCATACCACGCCCGCTTTTTCAGTTAGCTGGTATTGTTCTTTTGTTTTAGGGTTGCCAGCAGTAATATTTTTTAAGTGCATCATCTTAAACACTCCCCACGTTGTACCATATTCCCCCAATCAATTTCTGAATTGGCCTTCTGGCAACAGTGTCGACAAGATCATCCGCATTGCCGTTAATTGCGGCTGTTAAAACATAACCTGACGCATCGCCAAAGCCGTAGTCGCGCCATACGTTTTTATATTCAATGCTGCCAAGACGAATATCCCGAACGACATGATTATGCAGCCATGTGCTTAACCAGTTGTTTCCCCACACTGAACCATAAATATCGCCACTAGACGCAACTTGCGCACCACTTCCCAGCGCAAATCCCCCATCTGTTTTAAAAATGAAATCACCACCACCATCTGAACCGTTATTAATATGAACACCATCACCACCGTTATCTTTCCACAAAAACATACGAATACTTCCGTCTTCGTTGGTGAATGTAATGTGGTGGCGGTAATTACTTTTTAATCTAAAATTGCTGCAATTAGATTCAATATCTTTATAAAGATGTAATCCTAACCCATCAATATGTCCGATGCGCGAACCATTTGAATAGAAGCTAATAATACCATCTCCATCTTGCCTAAATCCGGTGTCGTTATCTCCCAGAACAATGGAGTTTTCACCCAGTGCGTTATCAGTAGCACCAATAGCTAGACCTCCTTCAATTTTGGCCCCGTGGCTGACATATATAGCACCTGTTCTTAGATTTATAGCGAATGGCCTTAATGGGCCGATATCACCGTTTTCGCCTTGTCCTTCAGCCGTAGGGATGAAATGAAGGGACTCTTCTGAACGGCGGAAAATAAGACCGAAGGCATCATTAAAAATTCGCAGCGCATTCATCGTTCCAATTTTCAGTTCTCCGGTCATTTTATCGCCGGAACGCTGAACGGCGTTACCAGCCTTGTTTACCGTTTCCTGTAAACCGAGGTATTAGATAACGGCCGTTTCCGGCCTGCATGGCATGATTTGCGCTTTTGGACGGGAGATTCAGTGTGCTGATTGGTTATGTAAGGGTATCAACAAATGACCAGAATACAGACCTGCAACGAAACGCTCTTGTTTGTGCAGGATGTGAACAAATATTTGAAGATAAATTAAGCGGAACAAAGACAGACCGACCGGGATTAAAACGCGCTTTAAAGCACCTTCAAAAAGGTGACACGCTGGTTGTCTGGAAACTGGATCGCCTCGGGCGAAGCATGAAACATCTGATTTCTCTCGTCGGAGAACTACGGGAGCGAGGGATTAATTTTCGCAGTCTGACCGACAGCATAGATACATCTTCTCCAATGGGGCGTTTTTTCTTCCACGTGATGGGTGCCCTGGCTGAAATGGAACGTGAATTAATTGTTGAACGTACACTGGCCGGACAGGCGGCAGCGCGCGCACGGGGGCGCACAGGCGGACGTCGACCGAAGCTGACAAAAGAACAGCATGAGCAAATAGCGAGGCTGATTAAAAACGGTCATGACAGGAAACAA